ACTTCTTCAATAGCCACCCCTATTAGTTTTGGTTGTTCTCATCGTGTCCTCACTTATGTAGCAAGCGGGACTAACAGCTAAATAGCGAATAACGTCTATTGGGTCTTTCCAAGCCTCATCCTGCCCGCCTTCGGCTGTGTACTCTTGCAGAGCTGAGATGATGTTCTGGCATCTTTCCGATATGTAAAAGTGGGGTCTGTTTACAGAGTCAATCGGAAACTTCCTATTGTAAGCCATCTTGCTCTGTAGGGCTTGTAGACCATCCTCAATGTCCACTCCCGGCGCGGGGATAAAAGTTAGCCCATTGTCCGCTAAGTCTTCTATAATTGACGATGCGCCGTCTTGTGTCTGATATTTGGCCGCACCTAGACGTGGGTCAATCAAACGCTCGAAGATGGTGTCTTTGGTTTCAGACTCCATGCTGGTAATTAATTCGACGTAGTCTTTTATTCCGTAGCCCAGACCTTTGGAGCCTTCTCCTCCAGTCCACTTGCCCCCATGCCATCTGGCCCAATCGCCAACATTGATGTCGGGCCATTCGCGATAGACCCACCAAGTCTCTGACTCGTCAATAGCCACCCAAGCCATGAACCAATTCTTGCGACCAGCAGGGTCCAAGATCATGTACTTGGTTTTACCTTTCAGATCAATTTTCTCATGCGGGACTACATTAATCTCCCGCGAGAAGTTGGGGAACTTGGTGGACATCGACTTGGTGGCGATGCCATAAGCACGGGTTAGGATTTCAGGCTCTGGCCGTCCACTGAGGTCTTTAGCGATGCGCTCATATCCACCGAACGGGTTGTCGGAGGAATGAAAGTAGATGATCCCAGCGTCTCGGTTCTTTGATCGTTGTAGGTAAGGAACCGCTCTACCGCCCAAGAGTACGGCTGGTTTGCTTCGTAGTGTTTCCGCTCCCTGAACGTAGTCTCGGACAACTTCGGTGTATCCGTCGATAGGCGTGAAAGTGACCACCAGCTTACTGTTCCGAGTAGCAAGCCTAAACCTAAGAGTGGCCAGAAGTTCAGGTCCGACGAGATATTCGTCACACCAAGCGCCAATGTTGATCCACTTAGGGTCGCGGCAACCCAACTCAGCACCTTCCAAAATAGTGTCATTGTTGAGGAACTGGGCATAGGTTTTGAAGATGATCGAACTCTTGCTGCCGGGAAGGATGAGAGACGCCTTACTAAACCCGTTCTTTCGCGTATAGGACACGTTCTCTTCCGTACCCAAGACCTTCACCCTATACTCCTCAGGCAACGCATCGTATACGGCACTCTGCTGCTGACGGATGGAAACATCCGCATTTTGGGCAAAGCACATCACAACTGACTGCGGGTTCTCAATTGCCGCCTTAACAACGGCATGGGCCGCCCAGCTTGTCTTACCAGACCTATTGCCACCACTTACCAAAAGTTCCGAATGTGTAGACAATAGCTCTTCCGCATCCTTCCAATGGGGGAGCTTCCATCCATACCGATAGGGATCGCGTTTGCTATTTGCGATGGCCGAATGGTAAACCTCATGGAGCTTAAGGACGTCCTCTGGGGACATAGCCGCCAACTCCGCATCGGTCGGCGGCTTAAGCACTTCATGCCTTTCCCAGACCAAACTCACGGAGTGATGTCCTTCGTAATGACTTCCACAGAACTGGCCTTAAGCTTAGCCCTAGCTTCCTCAATTGCTTTCATGGCATCTTCTAAACTTGGCGCTGCCGTCTTGTGCTCAATGGTCACCTTATTCTCCCCCATCGCCGCCATGAACTTGTCATTCGCTATACCCCACGGAATGGCCAAATCCCTGATGTTAGTGCGCGCCAATTGCTCAGGGTCTTCAGCCAACATCCGCATCTTCTCCTTCTGAAGAAGCCTCAACCCCTCAGCCACATCCAAAGCATCCTGCGCTAATTGCTTCCTACGCTCCTCAAGAACCATCGAATGCCTAGCCTTCAACCTACTCACCGTCTCCCAATCCAAATTGGTTTCCTTTCTTATCTCCCTATAGCTATTCCCATCAGCCAGCATCTCCAAGACACGCGCCGCCATAGCAGGGTCACGCCTTTCTAAAAAGTTCCTCCCCTTATCCGCAGCCGCAGCCACACTCATAGCCAGAGGGTCTTTCAATCTCATCGGCCCTTTTAAGAACTTTTCTAAAAATAAATCAAGCATTTGTCACTTTTGTGCTTGACAAGTTTTCTTTTCACTTCCCTATAACATGAGTTCAGGGAACACTTGGTAATTTTTTTTAAGGGGCTTGTGGAAGGATCGGGCGCGACGGAGGGCCTTTAAGCGCGAGTCCCCTCCCCCCCTGTGGGTAGCGCGTGAGGGAGCGACCGGCGGCTGTGAGAGACTGCGAGCGCGAAAGCCGCCTGCAAGTCTGCTGCATATGCGTCCATGCGAATATGCTCAAGAGCGCACGCGAGAGTTGCAACGAAGTTGCGAATGGGTTCTGGCAACTGATTTGCGTCTATTTCCTGCAATGGTCTTGCGTCTTTTGTCCTTCGTCTCTCTCGCCACTTTTTCGCATCTTGGCGAAGTGCGAGTCATTTGCTTTTGCGCGGCCTAGGGCTGGGAGTGGCGCGCCGTGTATCGGATGAGAGGATACGTCTCACGTTAAACGTGTCACTGATTCGCGGATACAGAGAACCTCTTCGCAAAACGTATCACTCCGCATGATACGCAAAGAAAGAGTTGGGGTAAGTCGCTTGTTTTGCGTTACTTGCGAAAGTGCCTAAAGTAGTTCTCGTCTTCGTTAAAAGTGTCGTTCAACTTCTTTCTCGTTAGGTTGATCGTTTCTTTGACAGTTCCACGAGAGTGACGGCGGGCGAGAATCCGCTGGCGATGCGAGCAAGTAGTTACGCGACGACCCGATGCGCGGGCGAGAGTCTGGCGCAAGTAAGCGGGGGAACGGGCACAAGCCTTCCCCGTGCGGCGAGCGTGGACGGGGCGACGGTCCTTCACTTTTAGAAAGCCTCTGCTTTCTATTAACTCACAAAAACGGGGGAAGACTTTGCGAGTCTTGTGAAAACCTAGGAATTGCACGAAGGGGAAAAACTTGTCGGCAATGTCGGCAAGGGATTCCGGCAATGTCGGAATCCTTTCCCTAGGTCTCTTGCATGAAACAAGCCTCATCGTGGCGCAAGGGTTAAACACGGAGAACCGTGGCCAATTGTTTCAAAAAACAGAGAAAGAAAAAAACCATGTCAGCAATCAGCATAGTCGAGAGTGTCGAAAACCGTCTAGTTGCGCGTGAAGCGAAAAGTGGCGCAACGTCTTGGAAACCGATGAAGCGCACGGAGTTTGCGCTAACTGAGAACGGAGCCGGACTGAAAGGCCAAGCTTTGAAGCGTGCTCATAACATCTATCTTCAGAACTGCGCTGTTCAAATGAATAGCGCGGTGACATCTGAAATTGCGGCTGGTCGCGTCATCGTGACCGGAGTCACGCAAAATGCGAAAGGAACGGGTGGAACCATGAAGTTTGAAACTGCGGACCACTTCGCTAGGCACGAAGTGAAGCAAGTTGCCAAGCGTCTGACCGAGACCGATGCGCTTGAACTGCTAGCGAAAAAGTACGGAGTGGACATTGCCGCGCTGGTCGCTAGCCTCAAGAAGTAAGCTAAAAACAGAAAGAAATGGAAATGAAAATAGACGACATAGTAATAGGAAAAACGTATCAGGGTACGACACGAGAAACGCAACTGGTCAAAAACCGTGGAGGTTATTACACCGGATACACTCGAAAGGAAACTGGACGCATCTGCGAAATAGAGTTTCGCGTGGATACAGTACAGGGCGAAAGCCTCTGGGGCAGTTGGATTGAAACGTGTGGAAACCGACGTTCAGTTGGTAACTACTTCAGCATTCAAAAGTTGGACCCAGTAGAGACTAAAAACTCTTAATTATGAATCTAACTGCACTCTTTCTCGCCATCGTTGCCGTCGAGTCTGGCGGCAACGTCAACGCCATAGGTGACCGTGGACGCGCTGTCGGTCCTGCCCAAATGTGGGAAATAACCGTCAGAGATGTCAACCGAATAGCCAAAACCCACTACAGCTTGGACGATAGGCGCGACATCTCCAAATGCGCGGAGATGTTCCGCATCTACACAGACCACTACGGACGGAAGTACGGGTGGCCGGTTTCGGATGAAGTGAGGGCAAAGATTTGGAACGGTGGGCCAACAGGTCCAGACAAACCACAAACAGAAAAGTACTGGCAAAAAGTGAAGGCTAAACTATGAACACGACATTCGCAATGCACTCGGACCCTAGTCATGGATGGCTAGAGGTGGATGAAATTGAACTGAAACAGTTAGGAATAAATTCTGGGGCATTTACAGACTACTCATTCCGCAAGGGGCATATCCTCTACCTAGAAGAGGATTGCGACGCTAGCAAGTTCCTAACCCTGTGGAAAGAGAAGTTTGGAGAGTATCCACGAATCTTCGACCACTACCATGACTTCGACTTCCCAGAGCACTTCCAACTCTACGGAATCCATGAGTGATAGGTAGGTTGCCCGTTGCCCATGCGTCAGCGTGGGCATAGGGGAACCGTCCGGTTCCAAAAACAAACAAAACAAATGAATACAAACCAACTGGTAGAGAACATGGTCGACGCTATCGCGGAGGCCGTTTGGCAGAAACTGGAAGCCCGCATCAGTGAGAAGACTGTCAGCGATGCGAAGCTTAGGGAAACGATGTCTGCTCTATTGGATTCAATGAATCTGGAAGAGCACATTGATACGGACCGAATCGTGGAAAACGTAAAGGATCTGGTCGATGATGACA